ATTATACCCAAGTTTTTTCATCCTTAAAGCAAGTGAATATATAACAAATTCTTTTTCCATATCACAAAGATAAATGTTTTTTTGCATTTTCCAAAAATAATTCAATATTTTTTTTACCAACAGGATTTGCCGAATGGACCAAATATTCCGGTAATGGTTGGTTTTCATCCGCACAGTATTCAACAAGAAATTTAGCACAGTCAAGTCCAGTTTTTTCTTTGATGTTGTCGTAGTCCAAAGTTCCTTTGGTTGCAACATTTCTAAAATATTCATCCATTGCAGTATCTCCAAGGTCGTGATCAAATGAAACAAACTCAGGAGCACCATTTACTTCTAAGTATTGTACGAACTCATCATAGTTTCTTACAACATCCCAATCATTCTCCCAATAAAACTTATTATGTTTATCCGGAACCAATCCAATTGCATCCTTTGGTGAACGCACATCATCTAAAAAGAGCTTACAATTATTCATATAATCCATTTTCTTCATCATCTTTCATCATTTGTGTTAGTCTAGCTTCTCTTGAATATCTTCGTATAAGTTTGAAAATCTCTGTAATATCTGTAAATTCAGATACAGGACTATCGTTTCTACCAGGAAGAAATATCAAAGTAAATCCGTGATTTGCCTCAAACTTTTCGGTAACTCTTATACCACAGATTTCATCAATATAAACCCAAGGAAAGTTTCCTGATAGTTTCACATCAATTCCAATTTTTTTCAATCTCTCAACAAACCTTGTGATCTTATCGCCAGTTAGTTTTGTTGCACTTTCAGTTTCCACGTAAGTTCCAAATTTAGTTTCTTTTGTTTTCATACTAGAATTTTTCCATTCTCTCCAAGTATCAAAATCTTTAAGTTTTTCTAAAAACTCATCATCCATTTCTTTGGCTTGTTCAAATAATTCATCAAACCTATCCCAATTTAAGTTAAGAAATGTTGTATCACCATCTTTTTCAAATTGTTCTTTTAACCATTCTAGTGTTGTCTGTTTTACTTCCATATTACAAAGATATAAAACTTTTTTTAATAAAACAAAAAACCCCAATTTTTATTTTTGGGGTTGGTGTTTTCATATTTTTAATCACAAATTTTGTAATAATTTGTCTTAGTCATCTTTAAAACCTTGTTTTTCAGTTGTTTTTGAATGGGTGTTGATATATATTAGTTATAAAACATTAAAACGATTTTATAACAGCAAATATATTTAATAATTTAGTTTCGGTTGCCAATCAAGCGTTTCGTCAAGGTGTGCATTTGTAGCAATATCATATCCGTCAAAATGCACTTTACCACATCTTTTACATTTTTTAACTTCTCTCATAAGTTGTGTCATTGAGAATCCACCAACTACACCTTTTACATTTTGACTACCAATAGTTTCGTAATCATGCACACCTAATTTACATTTCCAATTTTTCATAAGTTTATATTTTAATTAAATTACTAAACATATTTGCAGTCGTTATGCCCTATTGTAGTGGACACAACCGAAGTGACTGTGAAACCTTAGATTATTTGCCAAAAATCGAGCATTTGACTTCTTGTCTTTATCAGTATCCCCAGCCACAAATCTTTCAATCAATTCTTCGCTCATCATTGATACTTGCTCTATGACAATTGGATTATCACATTTACCAATACCTTCATCGCCATCCCATCCTTTATCTCGCCAAAAACGACAAGAAGAACAACGGGGCATAACAGCACCTAAACAAGATGGCTGGCTTTCTGTTTCTAATGAAGTTTTTTCTGTATTCATAATTTAGTTTCGAGGTGTAATCAGCCACCTCGTTTAGCTGCAATCCGTTAGTGAGAATAAAGAAGAATATAGATTTTATCATCTTCTGGTAGTTTTATATAACCAACATCTTCCATAATAGGAATACCAGATTTTATTTTATCATGTAAATTTGATATTTCAGATAAAGATGATAAAATCTTCTTGTATTTTTTACCACCGATTTTAATCGTTTCTTCTTTACTCTCACTAACATCAGATATATTCAATTTTTCCTTTGAATTTTCAATTAAGAAGTCCTTAAATTTGTTAATTTCTTTTCTCATTTCGTGTTCCATAAGTTTTGTTTTACATATAAATATTGAAAAAACTAAAAATGTTTGGGTGTCGTTAAAATTAATCTAATTCAAATTGATATACAACACCTTTCACACCATCTTCATTCTGAACTAAATAATCGTGTCTTCCTGTTTCAATTATAAAAACGATTTCACCAACATTAAATTTAGTTTCTTTTGTTTTCATACTAGAATTTTTCCATTCTCTCCAAGTATCAAAATCTTTAAGTTTTTCTAAAAACTCATCATCCATTTCTTTGGCCTTTCTAAATAGAGTGTCCGTATATTCTTTATCTTCTTTATTTAAGTAAGGATATAGGGTGTCTTTTAACCATTCTACTGTTGTCTGTTTTACTTCCATAACATTCTAATTTTTTATTTTTAACATTCCACAAATCTTTTTTTCCCTCAGTCATATGACAATTGTGTTTCTTACCGGTTCTCTCAGCAAAATCAACAATCATATCGTTATGACGATTACGAATAAAATGTGGACATTCTTTACAAGGTTTTTTCACCTTACAAAGGTAGGAAATTAAATTTGATTAAACAAATTATTTGGGGGTTATTCTATACTTAAAAAAGGGTATATTACTTTTAATTTTTTTAACATCCAAAATATCATCATAATTTACTTTTAACATTTCCTCATAAGAAAGTGTATAATCATTATCGTCGTAATTTGATGTTAATTCATCACCTTTTTTAATATTTTTTATTGTTTTACCATAAATCTTATTACCAATTCTGGTGTTTTTAATATTTGGGTTATAACTGTGATTTAAATACCTCAATGGTTCACCACCAAAATATGATCCACCCTCAATTATTGCATATAAATAAGTTGTATTTTTTTTAATATCTTCTTTTGCAAAAAGACCTTTTCCGGCAATTTTACTTTTTTTTACCTCAATTTTATCATAAATTGAGTTATCTAATTTTTTTTTATCTGACTCTGTAATATAATTATAACTAGTTTGGATTGGTCTTTTACCATATCTTTTTTCCATAAGTTTTTGGTGTAATTCCCAATCTAATATAGATTCATTTGTTTGACCTTTTTCGTCAGGAATTAATGAATAAACTTTTGATATTCTTTTAATTAGTTTTGTTGCAACATAATTAAATCTTTCACATTCATCTTTGAAAAAGTCCATCTCTCTATTTTCATATTTTGTTACGTGATTACGATATTTGTTAAGAAGTTTTGTTTTGCTTTCTGATGGTGCTTTTCCTCCAAACAATTGTGAAAAAGGTCCCATTTTTGAAAACATAGTTTCTTCATGGGATAAAATATATTTTTCAAAAAATTCCATTTTTGTGTTTGATAAATTAATATAAACTAACTCTAAAACCATTTTTATATTTTCTTTGGGTGAATTTTCTTTTGGATTTTCTCCGGCATGTTCAAGTAAAGCAAAAACTCTATCCATTTGATCGTACAAACTTTGAATTAAATATTCAAAAGAAAAATTTTGTATTTTCTTTAATTCTTTAATTACATCATCATTCATTAAAAATTCATAAAAATTTTCTCTTGTAATTCCTTTTTGAGTCATTCTTGATGCAACTTCTGTTGGTCTAACCACATTTTCTTCATTTTGAATAAAATAACTATATCTCATAAATTCATTAATAACTGGTATTCCAAAGTTTAGTCGACCTGAAGAGTAAGTTTGGTAATCCGCAGTATCACCGGCTAATCCTTTTGTTTTTTTACTTCTTTTAAATCTGTGCATTAATTCATGGGCCATTGTTGATATATTTTGTGTTTCATATTGTATAAAACTATTATATAAATCACTTGGTTGCCATCCTTCTGGAACAATAAACTGAATAAATAAATCAATAGTTGATGTTTCAGCGTTAATTTGCATCATAATACCCTCATCAAAATTAAATTCATTTCCAACACCCATTGAAGCAATTACAGCTTCAGTACCATCATATTCCTCTAATTCTTCAACTTTTATAAGTAAATTTAAATTTGTAAAATTTACATCAGAAACCCTTAAATCAATTTCAATATCTTCAAATAAGTATTTTTCTTTATTTGAGTTAATTTCTTTTAATTTACTCTTAACAATATCATATAGTACTTTTCCTTCATCAAGGATATTTTCCGGAACACCTACGGCTTCTTTGATTAATTTTAATTGAGATTCTGTTATAATGATTTTCATAATAATAAATATAATGGAGTTGTGATTTAACCCACAACTCCAACTAAATCATCTAAATGGTGATCTCCGGACATATCAGACCCTATTGGTCTTTTATCCATAATTTTAATGATGTCTGAAATATCATATGGGTCCATACCATTTCCATCAACACCAACATCCATTTTTTTACCATTACCGAATTTAGCTTCTCTTCCAAGATGTACGTGTCCGTGCAAATGGATTACACCTTTGTTTAGACCGTTCCAGCTTTGGAGTGGATAATGACATAAAACAAAGTTTCTATCATTTATTTTAACTTCAAGGTAGTGTTGAACACTTAAAAATCGTCCTTGAATAAAATCTCTATTTTTTTCTATACTTGTATCATGATTTCCTAATATAAGGTGAATGTTTTTACACACCAGTCTATCAAGGAATAATCCGATATTATCAAATCCCCCAAATGAAACATCACCTAACATTATTAGTGTGTCGTCTTGTCCTACCATATTGTTAATACCGTCAATAAGTCTTTCGTTCATTTGGTCTATGGTTTCAAAATCCCTCACCGAATCAACTGGTATTTGTCCATCCTTGGTTCTCCAGTTTGTCACACCACGAACAATGTTTTTGTGTCCGTAGTGTGTATCTGAAGTGATATATACTTTTCCTGTTGTTAATATTTTTTTAAAGCTCATAATTTTTATTTTTAAGGTAAATCATCTAAATAATCTATATTATAATTTACATCTGGTCTACTACTAATTGTTTGGATACTAGGAGGTTCAGGACTAATCGGTTGTAATCTTGCTTGTATCCCCATTAATGTCCTCATCCTAGTAATCATTTCATCTGAAGATATATTTTGTCTTGAATCGTTACTTATTGTCTCAATTACATCTCCGCTAAGTGTCGTACCTGTAATGTAATTACCACCAAAGACATGTCTACCATCCCACATTCTAAGTGCCATATCTCTTCGTGATACAATATCATTCGGAATTTCAGATATTTTAATACCAGTTAAGTCTATAGTTCTTTCATCCTTTTGTAATTCATTTCTAATTTTTAAAAACAATTCATCTGGAATCCAGTCTATAAACATTGGACTAACTTCACTATCGTCCGCGGTCCAAGCTTGGAATTTATCATTTCTGTAATCCCTTGAGAAAGCGATTTTAGTGTTGATTTTTTTATTTAACACATAAATCAACCTATGTGTTGTTAAATATTGATTCCAATACTTTTCCTGTGTAACACACCATTTTGTGTTTGCACCATACGCTTGTGACGCTTCAAAACTTAATGGTGTTAGAATAAACCAGGTATCATCCTCATAAATTTTTAAAATTTCTTTTTCAAGTTTTTTTCTGTTTTCAATTTCTTCGGCGGCTTTAACGACATCGTTTAATTCTAAAAAATTAGTATACTGACTAATATCTTTTTGTTTAATTCTATTTGCTCTTGAGTGTCTTTCAAATTCATTTAGAGTTTCAATTTCACCAGAACCAAATAGGAATACACCCATATATCCCATGAACTCCTCTTTATTTGGACTATAATACTGACTATCTCTTTTGAAGTTTTTAATCAAAAATTCTATATACTTGTATGAATCGGTTGGGTCCAAATAAGAAATTATATCAATTATTGATACATTTAAATCCGGATGTTGTTCTTTTAATCTATCTAATCTACTCATAATTTTATTTCAAAACGATTTTTCATTTGTTCTATTTTATCTTCTGGAACTCCGTGTTGGTTTATTCCTTCGTGACGATTTTCAACAATTATTGAAAATACTTTATACCCATACTGTTTTGCGAGTTCAAGGTATGGCTCCATCTCCCACTCTTGAGTGAAAGTATTTGACACAACAATTTTTTCACGAGCAACAGCCATATCAGTTTTAACCCTATCTAAACACCAAGCGTGAGCATTTTTAATTTTTGTTCCGTCAAAAACGTAATTACTTTCTTGGTCCAAAAAATACATGTCAGCTTCGTAATGATTATCAGATAAAGTTTTAGCAAATGTACTCTTACCACTTCCAGGGATTCCTCTTACGATATATAATATTTTTTCCATAGTCATTATGCTTTAATCCAACTTGCCCAGTTTTCTGGATTTACTTTAATTAAACCTTTTTCAATCAAATCATAAGCAATATAAGAAGTTTTATAATAAAAATATTTATCATAACCTTTTTTATCTTTTGTTAAAAACTCAATTAGATCAAAATTCCATACTACACCATCTTTTTCAAGTTTGTCCAAAAATAACTGTTCTTTCTTTGTGATTTTCATACTACAAAGATATATATTTTTTTTTAATAAAACAAGAAAAGGAACCATTTCTGATTCCTTTAATTTGGGTCGACATTGAATGTCAACTCTCCACCACCTTGTTTTGATAGAACAAGGAAACTAGTTTGTAACCAACGCCTCAATCTTACTCTTAACCTGTTCGGTTATTGATATTTCTTTTGTGTTTGTAACTATAATACAGTCAACCAAAGTTTTTGCTGGTATGTTTACATAAAATGTATCACCATTAAAAAAAGATAAATTTTCTTTTAACTCAACACTTGCATGGACCATTTTCAAAAACAATCTAAATTGTGTTTGATCCATAAATGTTTCATTCAATAACTCACCAAATGTTTCGTGTAATATTCTTATGTTAAATCCTATTTTCATAATACAAATATAGAACAAATTTTGATATAAAACAAAAAATCCCATGAATTATTTTACTAATCTATGGGATTATTTTTTTAGTAACCAACTAATAAATTTGAAAGGGGTGGTTTTTTTGTTTTGTGTATTATAAATACATCTAAATTTTCAAAAATTCAATTTTAATTGAAGATTTTTTCAATTATTTTCTTTAATTGATCATTATTTTTGTTAATTGGTATCTCATCTTTACCAAAATACTCACACATAGTGTGTTCGTGTCCATCTTTTGCTTTTTCAAGATCTGGTTCCAACTTACTTTTTGAGTTATGGTAAAATACAAACATTACACCTTTTTTATCTTTTAGATTGTTTTTATAGATATGTAATAACCCTGCCAGATCTAGCTTACCATTTATTTTTAAATTGGTCTCTTCTTTAAATTCTCTTAAAGCACCATCCTTTGGGTCCTCACCTTTTTCTAGGTGTCCTGAAGGAACTGACCACTCATTTGGTAACGACTCCTTTGGTCCTCTTTTACAAAGAAGAACTTTATCTCTGTATTTTACTATTATACCACCGTATCTTTTGAATTGACTCATATTTATAAATATGGAATTAGTTATAAATAATAATTTATTTAATGTAAAGACTGTCATGACCCGAAAAGACATTGAAAGGGGTATGATGGGTAAAAAATTCAATAAAGATTTTAATGGTATGTTATTTTTAATGGATGATAAAGAACATTCTTTCTGGATGAAGGATTGTATTACATCACTTGATATAATCTTTATTAAAAATAATAAGATAACCAAAATCCATAAAAATTGTAAACCGTGTAGAACTGATGATTGTGAAAGATATACCGGTAAAGGTGATATGATCTTAGAAATAAATGGTGGTGACTGCGATAAATACGATATTGTTGTTGGTGATAAACTAATTTTCCAGGATTAATTATTTTATACTCACAGTATTATCTAATATATTTGGGTTTTCAATTAATTTATCCGGAGTTGTTTTAACCATTAAAGCTGTCCCACTTTTAGATTTAGTTGCCAACTTATTTGTATAATTATCAATCAAATTATCAAATCTTACAATAGAAGTATATGTTCCAGCTTTCAACTTTTCATAATGGTTTCCTGTGATTTTATTTAAAAAAGTTAATGAATAATCAGGAACCGATTTTGAAAGTTTTTTATCGGAATACTTAACCCATGTTTTATCATCTTGTTTAATATTCTTATCCATTTTAGAAATCGCTCCTTTGATTGCCCTTTCAAGAATTTCAATATTTTTGAATTTACACTCAATTTTAATTATGTATTCAGTATAATTTTCAGTTATAATAACATTTGAAATTCCCTCTTCTTTTGATAAATGTTCTTTGAATGTTTTAATATTCTCTTTTATTTCAGGAAGTTTCATAACCTTTTTCCCATCCAAACTATCTAAAGCAAGTATTGATGTTACACTTGTTTTACTTTGACTTAAATTGATTGTGTATTTAAAAACACCACTACCATCAAGGTTTAATTTTATGTCGTCAATAATTTCAACACAAGAAGTTAAGGTAAAGATTAAAAGTAGATAAAGGTATTTCATTTTTGTTCTAATTGGTTGATGTGATGTTCCAAATACCAGGCCGCTTTCTTCAAATCTTCCAATTCTTTTTCTTTATTTTTTTTACCAGCTCTTGAGATATATTTTACCGTATTACCTAAAGCAAATCCTAATTGCCAGGCATCTATCACTTTTATTGCTTCGTAAAGATTTTCTTCACCACCATAATGATTTGGGTGGTTTACCATTTCATTTTCAGAATTATGTTTCTTGTGTTTTCCCATAGTGCGTTTCAATAACTTGTTTTTGGCTCACATATGAAATCAATTTTCTTTTGAAAAGTGGTAATAATGTTTCATTTATTGGAAAATTTCCTCTACTTATCATTTCAACCACCGGAAGTTTTGATTTACCTTCTGTGTTCCATTGACTAAATGTAGTTATTATTTTGGGTATTGTCAAATCATTTTTTTCTTCACCATAAATAAGATTAACAACTACTTTGTTTTCTGGTGATCCTTTGGCCGCTGGTTTATTCTCATATTCCCAAACAAATAATTTATTTATTTCTTTATCAAAATAATAAAAATAACCTTTTGATGATAAAACATTTTTAATGTTCTTTTTAACTTTCAAATGAATACTATCAAAAACTAATTCCCAAACCGATTTTGCAATTCCAAAATACTCAAACATTCTTGGTGCTGAGTAAGTTAAAATCTTAATAAATTCTTCATACTCATCATGTGACATTTGTGGTACTTCTTTTATTTTAAGATCCTTAACAAGTAACTCATCATCAACCGATGTAAATCTTTTTGTTGTATATAAGAGTTTTTTATCTTTGACTAAAGTTTGTAAGTTTGCTAAATGTAATGACAACTCAATAAAACTTGGATATAACTCCATTTTATCTAGT